ACAGCGCCCGCCGCTAACGCGCCACGCTGAGTGAGGTCCATGCCTTGAGTGACGCCTTGAGAGGCCGCTTGGATGTAAGGCTCAAACGCCCCTACTCCCTGTTTGGCAAAGTCAATTCCCTGCAGCTCAGTGCCAGAAAGCGCTGCGGCCTCAACGGCGGGCAGGTTCATTGGCTGATTGTAAAGCTCTCGAGCCTCGTTAATTAGCCCAAGCTTGTACGCTTCAATTTCTGGCGCTTCACGTACGTACTGGGTTGAATACGTCATATCAACCATTGGCGCGGCCCTCTAATTTCTTCATAAGTGCATACATTTTTTTAGCGCCCTTGCGCCGTGATCCGTTGCCCATGTTGCGTACTGCCTTGGCGGTGAATACAAACTCGCCGTCGCTGAGCATTGCGGGGATGTCGTCGGATGTACCAGTGCCCGGCCCGCTTATGTGGCCATTCTTACGTGGGAAGTCAGACGTACTGCCTCCCGTCGCGGCACCGTAGGGGCGATACATTTGATACGGCGCAGTCTGCGACATCGTATTCACACCGCCAAAGCTCAGGCCGTAACGCTCAGGATACTGCTCTAGCAATCGTTGGCCGGGGGAATCCATCATCCCCTCAAAGCCGGGCGGTACTTGCGGCTGCTCAGGGCTAAATGCTCCGGATAATCCGGCGATGCCCATGCCTGCAGCGGCTAGAGGTAGGTAGTTAGAGATTGTATTAGTTGCGAAGGCCTTCGTAACCAGATCGTTAACTACTGCAGGCGCTGTGTTACTTGCTACTTTTGCTTTAAGTAACTCTACATCTCCGCCATAAAATTTATCGGCTATGCCTTGCATTTTATTTGTTTCGCTTGCCGCTTGACGGGCGGCCGGAGAGAAAGCGTCTTTCAGGCTTCCTACTCTGTCACCAAAAGTCGCATCGCCCGGAGCAAAGGTTTCTTTTATGTTACCAAAGAAACTTGATGGGGCGGTTTGACCGCCTGTAGCTGCAGTTTGCCCGCCTGTAATTTCTCTGAGCCTTGCGGCCTGTGAAGCTTGATCAATTGCCGCCCTATCTAAAGAAGCCACCCCGCTTTGGACTGGAGCAGGGGTCGCTGTGGTAACAGGGGTTGCAAAACGGGTAGTAGCCGCTCCGGGGGCAGCAAGAGGGTCTCCGTACTGTATAGAAGGCGCAGGGGGAATAGCTGAGCGTGAAATAGCGGCCCCTTGAGGACCTGCAGCAAAAGACTGCGCCGCGCTAGGCTCGGTCAACCTAGCTAATTGTGACGCTTGATCAATAGCCGCTGTATCTATGCCCGGCATAGGTGTCCCTGCCGCCACTGTTTCTCTTGCCGTTGTTGCAAGATCAGGTAGCGCGGTGTTATCCACCGTGGGCACAGAAGTAGTCACCGGAGCACCAGTAGGCGCTGCAGTAGACTTAAAGGCGCTTGCTCCTTGGGTCACGCCACTTACTGCACCGGCAGTTACCGCGCCGATAGCGCCTGCCTTCAGGGAGTCCTTAAGGTTACCGCCTGCAATGAGAGACGAGCCTGCACCGGCTACGAAACCTTGAGTAGCGGCAACCAAAGCAGGGGCAGCCGTGCTTCCAAACAAAGCCGTTGCCGCCGGTCCGGCGACCATGAATAGTGCCGTACCAATAACGATCTTACCAATCGTCGTATTAGCAAACTTCTTGATTGTCTTGCCAATCTTCTTAAACAGCTTCTTCAGGAAGAACTCAGGCATGCCGGTGGTAGGGTTAGTAGTGCCGCTACCGCCAATACGCCTTAGGATTTGTGCTTCAATTGGGCTAATGTGGGCGACCATTGTGTCGCCGTTACGGCCTGCGTCGGCCATAGCCTGAGCCATTGGGCGGAGGCTTGCGACACCGCCTTTGGCAAAATTCTGTGGGGGAGCCATTGTGTCAGGAGCTCGAAGCTGATCAAGCGCAACCTGTAACGCGCCAAATAGCTGAGCATCAAACGCCTCGGGGAGAAGCTCTTCGTCTACGCCCTGCGCCATGTAACGCGCGCGGATAGCGGCGTAGTTAGCGGGGTCAGAAAGAATCTCATCAACCATCGTATTAAGAAGTGCAAGCACCTCAGGCGGGATTTCCATCTCTTCGAGTTCACGTCTGAACTCTGCAACGGCAATAGGGTCGGCCTGTTCGGCCGCCATGAGCATCTCATTGTTTACTTCAGACGGGGAGACCTGCTTTCGCATCTCTTCTACGGCGGCCATCTCGGCGGCCATATTACCCATTTGGGGAGGTGGGGGCATAGCTCCCTGCATCGCTTCTGCCATGATCTTTTCCTTAAATTTTTAAGTAGGACCACACAGGGTCGCGCGCCCGAAGCGCGAAATTACTACTGATTATCAAGCAATTATTAGTTTCTGTCCACTTCCATATAAGACAGATAAAAATCTACATCTGCCTGACTGCTAAGGACTTTAATTACGTCTGCTTCTTCCATCACGCAGGATACGCCATTAAAAGCGTCCATCGTGCTGTCTGTTGCTAAAACGGTATTTTCGAGCATTTTATAAGGGGTTGCGCCACCCGTAGGGTAAATAGCAATGTCTAAAGTAGTACTTGCTGCTCCCGTGTTGGTTATGCGTAAAGAAGACAAAATAGCCGTGTTGGCTGCAGGGACCGTGTACATAGTCGTCTCAGTAGCCGCACTTGGTGTCAGATGCTCCCTAAAGTATTTAACCGCCATTAGGCTGTCTCCGCCGAAATCATTGTGGCCGTAAGGATAACAGAAGGTATCTCAGGGCGAGTAGGGCTAGTTCCTGCGGCGTAATGCTCAATGCTCACAAGGTCTCCGTCCGACCACCACGCCATTTCTAAATAACTGGTTTGGGGGTTCGTTACCGTAAAAATACCCGATATATCCGCTACAGAATGGCCAAAAGTAGTCGCGTTTTTTCGCACAGGCACATCATATCGCGTATTACTGTAGGGATAATCTACGCCCGAGTCTTTGGCCCAAACTTCCATCTCATGCACAACATTGTCTGCGTTAGTTCCCTGCAGCCTGAGCCCTATTTGATATTGACCGGTATGATCAAATAACAGCTTAGAGGCCCGTGATCCGTTGACCGTGGTGCTTGCAACAAGCTGAGACGTATCTACAACATAAAGCCCTACGCCACCCGTCGTGCCACTAGTCTGAGAGACTATGCGCGTACCTGCAGTTATGCCTGTACCCGTTAAAGTCATGCCCGAAAGTAGCGTACCGGAGGCGACTGCGGTTACATCTAATATCGTGCCCGCTGACCCTGCCCCATCGTCTATCTCAGCAGTAAACTCCGCTTCGTGAGTTCCCAATCGTATGCCGCGTTCAAATATAGGTGAATCAAAAGTAACGATGTTCTCTAGCGTTGTGCCAAGATTTATCAAATCAGTGTTGTTCATTAACATGGCGTGAGGCAACTGTACCCCATAGTCTAACTGAAACCCACGAATGCCCGGCGCCGAACCCTTCATCCAAAGCATAGAGGCTGCGACATTCTGGTCAGGGATAGCCGTGTAGCTGCTGTTTAACTGCAGAACAATCTGCTCTAGCGAACGCACCAACTGGTTAAACTGCTGAGGACTATAGTCGCCTGTTGCCGCATCAGGCAGTCGGACGTTCTGTATTTTGCTCATCGTAGGCCATCCGGTTGGATGTCAACGCGCAACGTACCGTAACGCCAGTTTGTATCGACTTCGTCGCTTGTAATCTTCAGTGCAATCTGCCGCCCGCGAGCCCGCGTGTCTACTTTATCTGTCGTCGGCGTAATGACGTAGGGGTCCAAGGAACTAGGACTAGCCGTGGTCTGAGGGTATGCGCGCAGTAACAAATTAACCGTGAGGTTTCCCTCTTGGTTTTTAAAGTCAGGAATAAACCGGCGCATCAAGATCATGTTGTCGCCGTCGCCGATATCGAAATAACCTGAGTCAATAAAGGCCGTAATCGCGCTACCGTCTGCCTGATTAACCCCGTCTTCATGGTTATATATCAAGCTGCGACCGGCAGTAAGCCCATAAATAGTGCCTATAGTAGCTTCAGTGCTTTCAGGGAAATACTCTGAGGCCGTGGGCTTCTGGAAAGAGCCTACATCCTGCCAAGAAGTACGCGCTAACGTGCCTTCAGACCAGACGTTTTCAAGATAGTTATAGGTCACGCACCGGTCAATATAATCAGACGTGAAGCTGCAGTAGAACCACGTGACCTCGTTAAAGTCAGAGTTAAGCGCAGCAAAAACCTTATCTTCTTGTACTAGATTGATATCGTCAAAAACGTAATCTTGCAATGTGCAAGGGAGCTTTTTCACCGTACCGTCAAAGACGTAAAACGCCTCATGGCCCATCCAGAAAGCTAAGCCGTTAACCTCTATCGCAGAGTTAGGGCCCAAGGCGCCACAGTTGCTGCCTAGTTGTTGGAAACCAAACGTGTACGGAGGACCAATGTACTGCATGCCGTGAAGAGACGTGTCGGTTAGTATCAGTATCTGGCCGCGCGCCCTGACTGCTGTTTGAATTCTATTACCGTCTGACAGCCGTTGACCACCTGCCGTATTCGTCGCCGACTCGGCAAAGGTGTTAATGTCTTCTTGGTTCGAGAATCGTACAAATAAAGGGTCCTGAGTGTCAGGATCACCTATTGTGGTTTCAGTACCTAAGGCGATTAAATGCCTATCTGGGCTAGAAACAAGCATGTAGCCGTTTTTAGTCGGTGCGCCGGAGACTAGTGAAGCGCGGGTATCTACGCCATCTGAAGGATTCCACTGATAGAGTTCCCCATCCACAAGCTGCAGAAGCAGCACTTGACCAAAGTTATCAAAATGCCAAATACGCGCGTTAAGTGTCTCAACCTGCACTTCAGTTCGTGGAGTGCCCCATGTACTAGCGCCCCATGTGCCTGTTCCAAAGCCGTAGTCAAAGTAGCTAATGTCCGAGCCTACGTTAATCTGATAAGCACCCACCACTGAGGCGCCGCCGTTGTTTGTGTCTGATCCGTCGGCATTTACAGGCGCGGTAATGGTATAGGTACTTGAATTAGTGACCTCGGTAATTTCCCATTCGGAGTTAAGGATGTCGGCGGTGATTTGTCCACCTAGACTTACCGCGCCACTAAAGGTAACAAAATCACCTTGAACAGCCCCGTGAGCCGTATCAGTAACGGTTATAATTGCTGAACCAGAGGTGGCTGAAAAAGTAATATCGCCTGCGGAGCTAGTGCTTCTCAGGGGAGTTATGTCGTACCAAGCGCCGCCTACGCTTACATAGATTTTCCGGTCCGTGCCTACGGCAAGGTAGGGAGTGCCTGCGAGGTTATTCCAAGAAAACGTGTAACTAGCAAAGCCTACGAGGTAGTCTGCAGTGCCGTTAAAGTAGGTCCAACCGCCTATTTTTTCTGGCATTCCATAGCGAAAACGGATGTTATCACCATCCGTCCACCCGCCTTCAGCACCGTATTCAGTATTTTGTTTGTCAATGCCCGGAGCTAATGTAAGTTTGAAAAAAGCCATAGCGGTTACCAGTTTCGTTACAAGTATTTGCCCGTCTCGATCATAGATGCGAGTTCGTGGCTACGGCCCTTTACGTCCAGACTCCATTTCGAGTCAAGGAATTCTTTTGCTGCGAGGGGGTAATCTGCCACTTCCATAGCGGCTAACGCTTTTTTAAAGCCTCGTAGACGTGTAGCACCAAGATTAAAGCTGATGTCTATCATAGCATCTTTTCTAACGTCATCAAGTGAGCTAAACCACGGATATTCTGAGGAAAGTTCTTTCATAACACGTAAGATGTCGTTTTCTAACAGGTAATCTACTTCATCGTCGGAAAGACCAATCCCTCCGTTAGGATCAACATTTCTCCCAATCCCCAAAGTCCAGTAACCCGCGCTACACTTGTAGGCCACGTGCCGTCCGTTGGTCTTCACTTCGCCCTCATGGCGCTTAAGCATTTCTAATAGTTTTTCCATCTTACTTCTTTCCATTACTGCCACCGAAGAAGAAAGCGGATATGCCAGAAACAAGACCACCTAAGTAGCCCAGAATCAAGTTAACTACGCCGTCGTCATTGGCATCGGGGGGCTGTATGGTAACCATAAACACATAGCCTAAAAACCCAATTAACGCCAACATGGCAAATATTTTAGGGGTAGGATCGTCAGCAAACTTACTTCTGGCGTCCTTACGGTCATCAACCTCTGCCTTAAACGACTCAAGGTCAATCTCCATTTCCCGAATACGGTCCTGAAACTCACGATCTGCCTGCTTTACTAGCATGGCTTTTTCAGGCTGAGTTTCTAGGATTTCTTCTATTTTTTCGGCACTTGCATCAGGAACGCCTATCTTAGACGCAACCATTTTTACTGCCATACCGGCAAGGGGACCGCCCGCAGCTTCCGCTACCGTAGGAGCCAGAGACTTAAGTAGCCCGCCAATTTTAATCATGCTTCAGCGTTTTCTTCTTCGACAATTTCGTCGATTGTGTCACATACATCAGGGACAACTACACCTGTGGTAGCAGACAACGCAGAACGACCTACGGCACGCATACCTTTATATACGCTTGAGCAGTAAAGTTCTTTGTTTTCACGGACTTGCTCTACCGTAGTGCAAGAAACCATAAGCAGTGCAATACTAAATATCAACGCCAGTCTTACCATTTTTCTGGTCCTCTAAAAATTTAGTCAGTCGTTCTTTGTACCCTTCCATAAAGTGGTCTGAAACGCGGTCTTTATAGCCCCTATCTTTCTTGCGTAGGTACTTAGTGGGGTTTATGTAGTTTACTCCGCCATTGGAGAAGTACAGCATATCTTGGGACTTACTGGGGCCGTAACACAGGCGGGGGACTCTAGCTACTGAGTCGCTGCCGTTAACGACAGAAATTTGGTTATCGAGTGTAAACGGCTTTTTAAAACCTTTGAAAAACGTATTGGGCTTACCAAAAGTTATCAGGTTTAAATTATCGTGTTTGCCATTCAGTTTAGCTGCCGTCAGTTCAGCTAATGCTCCGCCAAGACTATGCCCGCAGATTAACGTGCGCTTGCTATAATCAATGTGTGGCTCAATCTTATCCCAAACAGAAGCGTGAGCAGCAACAAATCCACCGTGACACAATCTACCGGCATACGGTACAGGTACAGGAAATAAGTTAAATGCCCAGTCACTTGCCTGTTGAGTGCCACGGAACACTATGATGTCTATGGTCTTGCGCTTAACAACAAACGCAGTAGTAGAAGTCAAAGGCGACTCTACCTTAATAGCGTCACGATTTTCGTCGTTATAGGCTTTTATAGACCATGAGCAGGCCATTGTCAGTAACACAGGATCAAGTTTCATTTGTCAGCTTTAGTCTCAAGTCGTTTAAAGATAGCGCCGAGCATCTCTTTGATTTCTCGTATGTCATCGCGGTAATCTTCTTTTGCTACATAGGTCATGGGAATAGCTTTCATGTCCGCGTCAATTCGGTCTAATAAAGCAAACACACGATTAACTAGCCACCCAACAACAAATCCGGCTAAGGCAATTGCCACGTTAAACATCACTTGATAATCCATTGTACTACCCTGCTACTAAGCCCACCATCCAAAATATTATACCCATAGTCGCCCCAGTCATTAGGAGGATCAGAGTACCGTCGATAATTAACCGTTTTTGCTTAGCCCGTGCTTCAGCAGCAGCTAGGCGTTGTGCGCGTATAGTGCGCCGTGTCTTCATCATCTCGTTATAGAAGGCTTCGCCCGGCCCGTACAGCACGATGATTTCCCTAAGCTGAGTTTCCATCTGCTGCGTCTTGTGCTTCGCCATCTGTATTTCTAAGGCTTGGGCCTCTACCGACGAGCCTCGCAGGAACTTAGGGCCGTACTGGTTTTCTTTTTCTATCTCTAAGATTTTCTCTTTAGAATCAAAGAACTTACCTATGTACTGGGCTGTATCCTCTATCTCACGTCCGGCATTTACTGCCTTAGCAACGAGGTTGTACGCTCTTGTCGCTCCTGCTATACAGGCGCTTATCGTTACGGGGTCCATCAGTATGCCCTCACTGTTACTGGGTCTGCCACACGGGGCAAACAATAAGCTGCAAGGGCCACGCCTCTCGGCTCGTAATTAAGGGTCCGCTCTACCTTCCCCCTGACAATAGCTGTAGCAAAGTAATTGCATCTATTGATGTCATAGAAGTACATGTCCGAAGACTGTATCTGGCCGTTGACCAGAACATATAACAAGAATAGATGCGTCACTTGTCATACTCTTAAACCAGCGGCTGTTGCAAACGTGGATCAACCCAATCAGGGCAAAGTTCCCAAGCGCCGTTGACGTAGTTGTACTTACAACCGTACCAATCGTCCGGCTCAGTCACGCCTTCAATAAGAGTAGCGTTGCTAGAGTTCATATCGCCAACGATAAAGTCCAAGTTAGCAGGGTCACCTACTTCGATACAGTCAGCTTTCATATTGACTTGCTTGTCGTCTGCAAAAAGATACTTAGAACAGTTAGTGCTGTTTTCAATAATGGTTTTCATGGTTATCCTTCCAATAGGATTGAGGTTGATGATAAAGCCCGTCCTGCGGGGACGGATGATACAGTAGTTGAAAGTGTGCCGTCGCCTTGGACGTAATAGTCAGAGCCAGTAGTTAAACCTGTAACTTTTTCACTAACCCCACCCTGCACAATCACTGCGCCTGTAGCTGTATTGGCTATGGCTTGGTCTGTTATGCCTATGAAGTCAACGGAGTTTGAGCCTGCGTTTTGGAAGACTACAGCATCTGTATTATAAGGAGAGTTGTATAAATCAGAATAACCTATGACAACTTTTTTATTTGCAGAATCGTATGCAGACCCTGTATAAGCGCAGCCGCCTGTACCAAAAGTCACAGGGGTCCCTGCGGAAAAAGTTGTCCCTGATACAGTACCAAAAACCAACGTCCCGTAGTATGGGGAGCCATTATCGTACAAGCAAAAAACTGATTTCCCTGCTCCCGAATCATATACTGCCGAATAGGGAAGAGGGAGGCCCGAGCTTATAAGAACCGTAGCAGAACCAAAACTAATCGAACCACCGCTAATAGTTCCTACTTGAGCTGTAATATAGCTTGAATTAGTAGAGTCTTGGTACACAACTATAGTTTTTTGAGCGTTAGCGTCGTAAACAGAAGTAGGACTACCAGAATCACCGCTTTTAAATTGGACGGCGCTACTAAAACTAATTGAGGTCCCTGATACTGTTCCAACACGAGCTTCACTTGGATTAACAGACCCACTGTAGTAAAGAACTACTTTGTTGGCATTTTCATCAAACACGGGCGAGAAAGCACTGTAAGTTCTATCCATACCTACAGATACAGGGGTAGCAAAAGACACCGTTGTCCCGCTAACTGTTCCCACTGACGCCTGCATCGGGTAATTAGTCAAACCAAATTCGGGCCAAAAAAGTATAACCTTGTTGGTTACAGTATCGTAGGTGCTGTTTTGCGTCCGTACATAAGACCCCCAATAAGATTCAGAGCCAAATGATATAGACGTGCCAGAAACTGTCCCTACCTTTGCGCGTCCGCTTGCATTAAAAGCGTTGTAGGTAAACACCATTTTTCCACTACTAGAGTCGTAAACAACCCTCATTCCACTCAACGAAACATTGCTAAAAGTAACTGCCGTGCCGAAACTAATGCTTGTTCCAGAAACAGTCCCAACTACGGCTACTCCATAATATGAAACTGAAGGGTCTTGATAAACTATAACTACTTTACCAGAAGCAGTGTCATAGGCTGCGAGAATAGTATAGGTCTCGGAAGACTTAATAGTAACAGGCGTTCCAATAGTTTGTGAAACCGCAGCAACAACCTCCACCGTACCATCGCTTTTAAGCGCAACAGTAACTCCAGACCCTAACGTGCCACTAGCCACGAAACTCGCACTCTTAGCCCCTGCTCCGGCAGGTAGTAACTCGCTCAAATTGCTCATGTTGTGTAATCCAAGTTAATGCTAGTGGAGGACAGGGCTTTGCCTGCTAGTACCGTAGATGTCGTGGTGGACAGGCTTCCATCGGTTTGGACGTAGTATGTAGCGTTAGGCGTGAGTCCTGTGACGTTGGTAGAGATGCCACCCTTGATTGTCACCGAGCCAGATGCAGTGTCCGAGATAGCAGCGTCTGAGATGCCTATGAAGTCGGTGTTGTTTGTTGAGCCGTTTTGTAAGACTCTAGCCGCGCCGGGAACCCCAGAGTCTCGATAGGCTATTACAACTTTACCGGCATTTGGGTCATAAACAGAGGATATAAAGCTGGTTGGATTCCCCGCATTAAAAACCACAGGACTTTCAAAAGAAATAGACGTGCCGCTAACTGTGCCTACAATAAGTGTGCCGTAGTTAGAATTGCCGTCATCTCTATAGGATATAACTACCTTGTTGTTACCGGGGTCGAATGTAGTTGAAGTATACGTTACAGTAGCAGATTCAAAAACCACTGGGGTTCCAAAAGAAATAGACGTGCCACTTACGGTGCCTACAACTGCTGTGCCATAATTTGAATTTGCCTCGTCTCTGTAGGCTATGACTATCTTGTTTGAGGTTGAATCAAAATCAATACTAATCTCGTCGGTGCTAGCCGCTTCAAAAACAGACTCAGAGCCAAACGATATGCTTGTGCCGCTTACTGTTCCGACAATAGCCGTGCCGTAGCTAGAGTTACCGTTGTCTTTATAAGCAATGACTACTTTGTTTGAATTTGAGTCAAACGTAGTTTTTATTGATAGGGGGTATGCCGTATTAAAAACAACTTCAGAACCAAAACTAATACTTGTGCCGCTTACTGTCCCTACAATTGCTGTGCCGTAATCTGAGTTTACGTCGTCGGCATACGCTACTACAACTTTGTTTGAATTTGAGTCAAATGTAGCGCTTACAAAGAAAACTCGACCCGCATTAAAAACAACAGGTGAGCCGAAAGAAATACTCGTACCGCTAACAGTCCCTACAATTGCTGTGCCGTAAGACCCGTTGCCTAGGTCTCTATAAGCAACTACAATTTTGTTTGAATTTGAGTCAAACACAGCAGAAGGGTAAAAAACGTATGCGCTTTCGTAGACAACCGGGGTTCCAAAAGAAATAGACGTGCCACTTACGGTGCCGACAACTGCTGTGCCGTAATTCGAATTGCCCTCATCTCTGTACGCTATGACTACTTTGTTTGAGTTTGAGTCGAATGCACAGGATGTTTCGCCCGTCTGGGTAGTTTCAAAGATCACTTCCGAACCCAATACCTGCGGTGACCCTGTAACAACACTAACAGTCCCATTGCTGTTAAGAACAACAGTCACGCCGTTTCCTATAGTCCCAGACGCTACGAAGCTAACCTGCTTGCCACCCGCACCCGCAGGCAATAAATCTGTCAGATTACTCATGTCAAATCCATCATGTTAATCGTGGTTGCGGAGATTGCTTGGCCTATTTTGGATGATGTCACTGTAGTGCTAAGCGTACCGTCATCCTGAGCGTAGTAGTCTGCCCCTATAGTTAAGCCAGTTTGCGCTTCGTTTAGTCCGCCTTTTAAGTTCACAGAACCAGATGCCCCGTTAGCTATTGCTGATGCTGTTAAACCTATGGCGTTGTCTTTTGTAGAACCGGCGGGGATATAAGCAAAGGCTTGCCCGTAAGAGTTAGACCCGTCTGTAAAACCCATAATTGCTTGGTTTGCAGTCGTGTCGTAAGAAGAAAGATAACTACTAGTACTTACTGATTTAACTACAGCGGGGGTAGATAGAGATATACTTGTTCCGCTTACTGTGCCTTCTGTGACGGTATAATAACCAGAATTTGCAGGGTCTGCGTATTGTATTAAAACCACACTACGAGAAGGATCAAAGCAAAGGCTAGAGGTGCCTAAATTTCCGCTGCTCGTATAGGTAGCCAATGTACCAAAGGAAAAAGAAGTACCGGAAACACTTCCAACAATTACTCGCCCTAAGTTTGAAACCTTAAATGATATTACTACTTTGTCGTTAGTGGTGTCGTAAACCACTCCTAGCCCCTCAGTAGTAGCGTCAACTCCACCACCGTAAAAAGTATTCACGCTGCCGTAGCTCATGCTAGAGCCATTAATATACAGAGCTTGCACCCTACCAAGATTACCGCTAGTAACATCCCTATAAGCGACTATAGCGTTACCGCTATCTGGGTCATAAACCATGCCCATTCTATATACAAAAACAAAAGCGAATATAGTAGCGCCACTAAAGCTAATGCTTGTTCCACTAACAGTTGCAAACCTAGTATAACCGTAATAAGTAGATGCTGCTCCTAAGTAAGCAAGGATAAATTTGTTGTTCGCAGAATCGTAGACTATGGGGGATGCGTCGCCGACTCCGTGAGAAGCGAAAACTGCGGCTGTACCAAAGGAAATTGATGTCCCGCTAACTGTTCCTACTATTGCTGTACCGTAGTCAGAGTTACCACTATCAGTATAGGTTATTACTACTTTTCCGTCACCATAAGCTATTTTGGTAGCTCCAATAGAGGCAGATTCAAAAACCACAGCAGTCCCAAACGTAATGGTTGTTCCTGATATTGACCCAACAACCGCCCTGCCAAACGCGCTTCCAGATAACTGCCTATAAGCTAGGACTATTGTATTAGAGGCTTCATCATAAACGCCACTCGTTACATACGGATACAAAGTGTCAAATGTATTGTTAGCTCCACCAGTAGCAGGGGAAGTACTAACAGCCTCAACCTTTCCATCAGACCGTAAAACAACTACTTGTCCAGAACTCAAAGTGCCAGACGCAACAAAATTAGCAGTATTTTGTCCGCCGCCTGTCGGCAGCAGTTCCGACAAGTTACTCATTACACGCTCCAACCAATAGTGGCATCTACATAACTCATAGTTATCTCGGCAAAGTTTTTGTCAAACGTTAGGTCCGTAGCAGAGCTTGCGATGTTTGAACCATTTCTAGCCACGGTAAACGGAGTAGTCGCCGCTGCTCCCGTACCGTCCTTGATACCCACCGTGTCGCCTGCGCTTGGTGCCGCAGGTAAGGTAATAGTAATACTGCCCGCTGTAACGACAATAACGTCCCCAGAAACCGCAGTGTAATTTGTGCCCTTCTGTATGGGGTATGCCGCCGCGCCTAGACTTGTTCGCGCTCCCGCTGCCGTAGTTGCGTTTGTTCCACCGTTGGCTACAGCAAGTGTGCCTGCAAGAGTAACGGTACCTGAACTAGTAATTGGGCCACCTGAAGTAGTAAGGCCAGTAGTGCCGCCAGAGACATCAACGCTTGTTACAGAGCCTGTTGTAGCAGTTTGGTATTCAAGCGCAGTTCCGCCAGAGTTAACGGCAAGAACTTGGTTTGCTGTGCCTAGTGATGTTAAACCCGTACCGCCGTTGGCTACAGCAAGTGTACCTGCAAGAGTAATTGTGCCTGAAGTAGTAACTGGACCACCTGAAGAAGTTAGGCCCGTAGTACCACCAGAAACATCAACGCTTGTTACCGTACCACCAATTTCGGTTGGGTTAGCGTTAAATACCGCAGCCCCTGCTCCCGCACCGTCTGTGACAATCATGACTTTAGAGCCATTGGGTACGTTGACCGTAGCGCCTGAACCTTGCTTGATCGTAATGATCTGGCTACCTGAAGTAGCGTTCTCGATTATCCACACCTTAGATACGGTGTTTGGGCCAAGGGTAACCTCACGAGTTGCAGTCAAGGATGTAGCGGAGGTGATTTTTAAATAGAACGAGCGAGTGTCGTCAGCAGTAGCGTCAGGCATTGTAAAGGTTTCGTTGGCGTCTGCTGCCATTTCCTTAGTGCCGTAGCTAAAACCGTCGGTGATCAGCTCAAGGTTAGTATTGGTACTGGTGCCCCAAGTGCCACTTTCATCGCCAGTGGCGATTTCCTTAAGCCGTAAATTATTTACATAAGTAGCCATTTGGGCACTCCAGTTACACTAATGTGCTGCCACCCGCAGGCGGCACGCTTGTCGCGTAAATCTTTGTATTCTGACGCAAGTTTAGTGCTTCGCCGCAATCTGAACAAGTGTCCGCTGCTATTTCAACCTCATCAAGATCGTACCCGCAGTTACCACACAAAAGCTCTATTTCGTGCTTGGGGTCGATTGTTGCGCCTAAATCTGTTGCTTCATTAACTATTTTCATGCTGCTACCTTTGTCCAATTTGGTGTTTGATCTACAGGGACCTCGGTCCATCCAGTTCCGGGGTCTGGGACTATTCTGCTCCAGACTAATACATTTCCAACTTGTCCCGTAGCCTGAACGCCGAGGGCGTATATTATAGCACCGCCTGTCTCTGTTGTTTCGCCTAGTGCCGTGGTGCCTTGGACGCCTGTAACATTGACGTTGGCATCCGCTTCTGCTGTAGCTGTGCCGAGTGCTGTAGTGCCCTGAACGCCTGTAACATCGATAATGTTGTTGGTTATCTGGGTTACCGTGCCTAGCTCGCCCGTGGCTTCTACGCCTGTAGCGCTAACTGTTGCTCCGGCAGTGACGGTTTCTTCACCAAGGGCCGTGGTTCCCACCACTCCAGTAACGGCAACAATAGCCGTAGCTTCTACCCCAACAGTGCCTGTTACACCCGTGGCTTCTAAGCCCTCAGCATCTACGACAGCACCGGCTTCTACTTCAACACTACCCGTAGCACCCGTGGCTTCTACACCGGTAACCGCAACAATCGCATCTGCTTCTACTGCGGCTGTGCCTAGTGCTGTAGTACCTTGAACCCCAGTAACGACAACAACTGCTTCGCCTATTACAGCGACGGTACCCGTCTCGCCAGTGGCGGCATTACCAAGGACTTCAACAGCGCCATCGGCTTCTACCGCGATGTTTCCAAGTATTGTGGTGGCTTCTACGCCCGTAACATCAACTATGGCAGCGGCAGCGACGACAGGGGTGCCTATCTCTCCAGTGCCTTCTACGCCTGTTACGTCCGCTCTGGTACGTAGATCAACGGTAACTGAGCCGGTATTACCTGTGGCTGTAACGCCTGTAACTAAAACATTGGCGTCGGCTTCTACCGAGATGCTTCCCACCGCAGTGGTAGCAGAAACCCCAGAAACATTAACTATGGCCTCTGCATAAACCGCAGCAGTACCAAGTTGGCCCGTAGCCTGAACGCCGGATAGGGTTACGCTAACAGAGACATTTGCGTCATCTGCTATGGGAGCCGAAGCTAAAGGGTAAAAACCTAGCATGACGCTCCTCCCTTACACACTCCAACCTATGGTGGCGTCAATATAGGTCATTGTTATTTCGGCGTAATTTTTGTCAAACGTAAGGTTTGTTGCAGAGGCCGCGATGTTTTGTCCGTTGCGTGCTACTGTAAATGGGCTACTAGCTGCATTGCCCGTACCGTCTTTAACAATCACAAAAGCCCCAACAGCGGGGGAAGCAGGTAGTGTAATAGTAATCCCTGCTGTTTTTACTGTTAAGAAGTCGCCCGATACTGCTGTTGTATTCGCTGTAACAACTTGAGGGCCGGTAACTGCAAGTTGGCCTCCAATAGTAGCGGTACCTGTGACGCTTACGCCTGTGCTTGTCGTTTGTATTCTTGATGTGCCGTCGTAATATAATTGTGTTGCGCCATTAAGGGTGTGTAGCAGCGCCCAATGGTTATTAACGTCGTCATAAAGACCCATAGCTGACGAGTTATCGTGCATAAACACGACACGGCCGCCGATGCTGTAACCTTCGTAACCACCATGAGCGCCGCCGTCAGCTTGAATAGAGCCGTAGCTACCCGTAACAGGTTGGAAGTATCCGTTGCCTGTATCGCCTAGACGCACACCTGTAGTATTGACGGTTATCTCGGAGCTGCCGCCCGTTTGAATAGTAACGGTGTTTGTGCCAAACAACAGTCGAGTGTCTGTGTCGCCTTCGTGGTAGAGCGAGCCTGCGAGGTAGATGTTGTCCACGGCGTTTAAATTGCCGTTGATGTTTACCCCTGCAAAAGAAGGAGATGAAGTTGTATCTAAGGCTTGGTTGGCTGAGTATGCTGTTGCTCCGTCCGCGACGTTTAACAAAGTCCTTGCCGCAGCGGCGGTATAAGAACGCCCGTAGGTATCTGAGCCGTTAGTTCCCGTAAACCTACCCATACCAGAAGTAAGGCCAGTAGTAGAGAATGTCCCGGTAGAATTGTAGTAAGTTGCAAAAACGTAACCGCTTCCGTCACGAGCGACGACCTTACTTGCTGTTGCTGTAGTGGTGGCATCGACGTTTAGTGTGACTGTACCAGAGGTTCCACCGCCGGTTAGGTAGCTGCCTGCTGTTACGCCCGTGATGTCGCCTACGTTGGTAGTGAATCCGGCGTCGTTGTTGAAGATACTTAGCCCGATTTCGTTTGCGGCTTTTCTACGGTCAGCACTAGCGTCAAGAACAATAAACTCGTCCGTGCCTACCATCGGAGCGGTCATGTCCGTTAGCTCAGACAAATCAACCGTAAGCGTTACAGTTCCGCTCGTACCGCCGCCAGACAAACCAACACCCGCAGTAACGCCCGTGATGTCGCCTACGTTGGTAGTGTACCCTGCGTCGTTGTTAAAGCCGCTGTTGTTAATGTTGGCTTTGGTTAGTTTTCTCTGTACACCGCCGGTATCGACAACTACAAAGTAATCGCCGTCCCCATTCGTGGTGGAGGTTGTCAGCTCGTTTAGGTTCAGAGTAATGGTAGGGGTTGCCCCCTCGCTTGAAGCACTTCCGTCTAGGCCCGCACCAGTTGCAATAGTCGCAACGTAGTTACCAGTGGTATCTGTACCCAAAGCAACAGAGTTAGCCGCGATAGTCGCCGCTATGCTTACATTACCCGTGCCGTCAAAACTACCCGAAGTGCCTGTGACATCACCGGTTAGACTGATTGTCCTGCCTGTAGCCAAAGCAGTAGCGGTAGCGGCATTTCCCGAGGTATTTTGGTTACCTGCGGTATTAACACCGGGCAAGTTAATATTAGCTGTGCCATCAAAACTAACCCCGCCAATGGTGCGAGCAGTTTGAAGGGCAGTCGCAGTTGCGGCATTACCTGTGGTGGAGCTTGAAGTTGTAGCATTACCCGACAAAGCAGCCGTAATCGTACCCGCACTAAAGTTACCAGAGGCATCCCTAGCGACTAATGTGGAAGCGGTGTTGGCTGTAGCGCTTTGCAGGTCTTCTGCGGCAGCAGTGACAAAAATAGTCGCACTACCAGAAAGGTTAAGCAAAGACCCTGTACTACTCTCGTCAAGCGTACGAGAAAGCGTCGTACCCGACGCCGTATAAGTGCCCGTGCCTATTTCCCACGCAGTACCGTCTTCTATGGTGTACCGGACAACATCAGCATCAGATACGCCTGAAGCAGCAAAAGTCTGAAACCCTGCTACCGCAGAGCCAAGCGTAACTGTCCCTGTCCCCGTCGTAGCGGTGGACATTTTAGCTCTATTTACTAAAGTCACCATAGCTAGGGTCTCGCGGTTTAGGCAATACGGATAATAGCGTTACTTGCATCAGCAGCAGGGAAGACAATAGTAAAGTCGCCCGCAGTTGAAGTCTTGTCAGAGCCAAAATCCAGAACCGCAACAGCAGGATTAGTGCCGCCGTCAGCTAAATAAATCAAAGCGCCACGA